GTTTAAAAACATGAATAAAGAAATAATAGTAATCGTATTAGGTCCTATTCTAGTTTTTGCTTGGTTATGGTATCAAGATAAAAAAAAACAGGCGCAACTATTATCGGATAGGCTACACAATGCGGAAAATAATATAGTGAGATTGAAGAATGAAAGATAAAATAAACCATAAATCAAGCTCCCATTTACAAGCTACTAGCTGGAAGCATTACATCAAGGAAGCTATTAAAACAGGGCTTGAAAGTCCAACACCTTACAAAGTCATACCTTATAAGAATGGAATAGGTATTAAAAAAATAGAGTTTATTAAACCTATTAAATAACAGTTCATAGCTCCCATGTTACCCCGCCGCTAGAAAATAGCGGCGGGGTTTTTTTACATCTATGAGTACAACCGTAGGTTGTGCTTGAATTTCGCATGTTGGTACCTCGATAGAGGTACCAACAGAAGATTAGAGTCCGAAGGTCATTATATTCTTAATTCATATATCTATAAAAGAATTATTATTATTAGTCTATATAGTCGGATTTGGAGGGTTAAGGTCTTATAAACCATTATCAAAAGGGACCCTTTAATCCGCCTTGATTTATACTAAAATAGGGGATAAATTCCTAAAAATTAGAATTAACATTGGAAAAAATTTCAAAAAAAATTTTTCAAAATGCAAATAGACATAGAAAAAATTAAAAAACTACCTGTAGATGTAAGAAAAGACTTCATGAAGATGTACCTGAAGTTGAATGAAAAGAAGAAAGTTTCTAAGATACAAGCTGATTTTCTAAGTTTCGTGAAGCATATGTGGCCTGATTTCATACAAGGACCTCATCATAAGATTGTTGCTAAGAAATTTAATAGCATGGCTGAAGGCAAACTTAAAAGATTAATTGTCAATATGCCGCCAAGGCATACAAAGTCCGAGTTCGCTAGCTCCTTGCTGCCCGCTTGGATGATCGGGCGTAATCCAAAATTAAAAATTATTCAAACGACTCACACCGGAGAACTTGCAATACGTTTCGGTCGAAAAGCAAAAACATTAATTGATAGTCCCGAGTATCAAGAAATTTTTTCAACAAGATTAAGAGAAGATAGTCAAGCTGCAGGAAGGTGGGAAACCGCTCAGGGTGGCGAGTACTTTGCAGCTGGTGTTGGTGGAGCGATCACTGGTCGAGGCGCTGATCTATTAATTATTGATGATCCTCACTCTGAGCAAGATGCTTTGAATACGACAGCGCTCGAGAGAGCTTACGAATGGTATACATCAGGTCCAAGACAAAGATTGCAGCCTGGCGGACAAATTGTTTGCGTTATGACGAGATGGAATACAAAAGATTTAACAGGAATGCTTATGCGGCATCAAAAGGAAGCAAAATCGGATCAGTGGGAGTTGATAGAATTTCCTGCAATCATGCCATCAGGTAAACCTGTCTGGCCAGAATATTGGAGTTTCAAGGAACTAGAAACTGTAAAAGCTTCATTAAGTGTTGGTAAGTGGAACGCACAGTGGATGCAAAATCCAACTTCAGAAGAAGGTGCAATCATTAAAAGAGAATGGTGGAAGAAGTGGGACAAAGACGTAATGCCTAGATTAGAACATATCATTCAATCTTATGACACAGCTTTTATGAAAAAGGAAACAGCGGACTATAGTGCAATTACTACTTGGGGTGTCTTTAGAGAAAATGAAGACAGACCACCTAATTTAATTTTAATGGACTCTATTAAAGGAAGATACGAGTTTCCCGAACTTAGAAGACGAGCACTAGAACAATATAAGTACTGGGAGCCAGAAACAGTTTTAATCGAAGCAAAGGCGTCTGGACTGCCATTAACCTATGAGCTAAGAAATATGGGAATACCCGTTGTTACCTTTACACCAAGCAAAGGAAATGATAAACATGCAAGAGTAAACTCGGTGGCACCGCTATTTGAAAGCGGCACCATATGGGCGCCCACTCACAAAGGGTTTGCACAGGAAGTCATAGAGGAATGCGCAGCATTCCCCTACGGCGATCATGATGACTTGGTTGACAGTATGACTCAAGCTGTTATGAGATTTAGACAAGGTGGACTGATACCTCACCCTGAAGATTATAAGGAAGAGAAAATTATAAAAGGAAGACCGGTGTATTATTAGGAGTATTCCTTGTATAATGGTAATAAAAGATTACAACCAAGAAGGAGAAATTAAATGGCTGATTTTAAATTAGATTATAAAATAATAGGACCTCAAACCTATGAAGATGGTAGAAAATTATCAAAAGACTCAACATTCCCTAAGACAATTAAGGTTAATGCGAATAGTTTAGAAGAAGCAAAAAAGAAAGCAAGACCTTTAATTAAAAATTCTAAAGGATACAGTGATTTTAAAGGTAGATTTGCAGACGATGCACCTAAACCACGAGTTAAGTTTCTTAAACCAATTAAAATTGGAGGCACAGGAGATTCACCAACAAAGGAAATACTTCCTAAAATGTTGTTAGATATAAAAGAAAAATTATTTAAAGGTGGCAGGGTAGATAAATCCATTAAGGGAGGAAGCAAGTACATATAGTGGTTAGAAAGCTAACAATGACCATCCCTCCATTAACAGGCCCTGTTTCTCGAGGCTTGAATATTGGTTACAAAAAGGATAGAAACATGTTAATATCGGAGAAAATAAATGGCAGAAATAGACAAAGCTTTACCGAACGTAAAGCAAACAATAAACGTACCTAGTCCTCAAGACGTTGAAATCGCTGAACAAGAAAAATTAGTCGAGCAGCAAGAAGCTGGTCAACCCGTTGAAACAACGGAAAATGAAGATGGTTCGGTTGATATAAATTTTGATCCAAAAGTTGGAAGTCCTGGAGAAGATGAAGGACACTTTGCCAATTTAGCAGAATTATTACCCGACAATGTTTTAGATCCATTAGGAAGTACCCTTTACACTAATTACGACGACTATAAAAATTCCAGAAGAGAATGGGAAAAATCTTACACGAATGGTTTAGATTTATTAGGTTTTAATTATGATAATAGAACAGAACCTTTTAAGGGAGCATCAGGTGCTACTCACCCAGTATTAGCTGAAGCTGTTACTCAGTTTCAAGCACTAGCTTATAAAGAATTATTACCCGCAGGTGGTCCTGTTAGAACTCAAGTTATTGGAATGCCATCTCCAGACAAGGAGCAGCAAGCAATTAGAGTTAAAGAATTTATGAATTATCAAGTTATGACAGAAATGAAAGAATACGATGCAGAATTTGACCAAATGTTATTTTATTTACCCTTAGCAGGTTCTGCTTTTAAAAAAGTTTACTATGATGAAATTATGCAAAGAGCAGTTTCTAAGTTTGTTCCTGCAGATGATTTAGTGGTTCCTTATACAGCAACATCTTTAGATGATTGTGAATCAGTTATTCATATGGTTAGAATGACAGAAAACGAATTAAGAAAACAACAAGTGGGTGGGTTTTATAGAGATATAGAACTTAATCCAAGTTATATAAATGAAACTGAATCGGAGAAAAAAGAAAGAGCTTTAGAAGGTGTTTCACGTGGAAGAGACGACAGAATGTATACAATTTTAGAATGCCATGTGAATTTAGACTTAGAAGGCTTTGAAGATGTAGGCGAAGACGGAGAACCTACAGGAATTAAACTGCCTTACATTGTAACCATTGAAGATGGTACAAGAAAAATTTTATCTATTAGAAGAAACTATGAAGTAGGAGATACATTAAAAAATAAAATAAATTATTTTGTTCACTTTAAATTTTTACCAGGACTAGGTTTTTATGGTTTTGGTTTAATACATATGATTGGTGGACTATCAAGAACAGCAACAGCTGCTTTAAGACAGCTCCTTGATGCGGGCACCTTGTCGAATTTACCCGCTGGATTTAAAATGCGTGGAATTAAAATGAGAGATGAAGCACAATCAATTCAACCTGGAGAATTTAGAGATGTAGATGCTCCTGGTGGAAATTTAAAGGATGCTTTTATGATGCTTCCATTTAAGGAACCATCACAAACCTTATTACAATTAATGGGGGTCGTAGTTCAAGCAGGACAAAGATTCGCATCTATTGCGGACCTGCAAGTAGGCGATGGGAATCAACAGGCAGCAGTGGGAACGACCGTGGCTTTGTTGGAAAGAGGATCACGTGTAATGTCAGCCATTCACAAGAGACTTTATGCTGCCATGAAAAAAGAATTTAACTTACTATCAAGAGTTTTCAAATTATATCTACCTCCGGTTTACCCATACGATGTTGTGGGTGGTCAAAGACAAATCATGCAAACTGATTTTGATGACAGAGTAGATGTATTGCCAGTTGCAGATCCAAATATATTTTCTCAAACACAGCGAATATCCCTCGCTCAAACAGAACTGCAATTGGCAACCTCAAATCCTCAACTTCATAACCAATACGAAGTGTATCGAAACATGTATGAAGCATTAGGAGTAAAAGATATTGATCTAATTTTAAAAAAACCACCTAAACCAATGCCAAAAGACCCTGCATTAGAACACATTGATGCTTTAGCAGGGCTACCTTTTCAAGCTTTCCCTGGACAAGATCACAGAGCACACATTACGGCGCATTTGAACTTTTTAGCGACTAATTTGGTTAGAAATGCGCCAATGGTGGGGGGTGCAATTGAGAAAAACTGTTTAGAACACATTTCTTTGATGGCACAAGAGCAAATTGAACTAGAATTTAGAGAAGAATTACAACAAGTAGGACAAATGATACAAATGTTGCAAAATCCACAAGCTGCTCAACAAAATCCTAACTTGCAAAATCAGGTACAACTGATACAAAACAAAATTGAATCAAGAAAAGCGGTTTTAATTGCGGAAATGATGGAAGAATTCAAAAATGAAGAGAAAAAGATCACTTCTCAATTTGATCATGACCCTATTGCTAAACTAAGAGCTAGAGAATTAGATATTAGAGCAATTGACAATGAAGCAAAAAGAAAAGAAGCAGATCAAAAAATTAATATTGATCGTATGAGAGCGATGATGAATCAAACTAACGTTGAAGAAAAAATGGATCAAAATGAAGATTTAGCTGAATTAAGAGCTGAAACTTCACTTGAAAAACAAGAAATGGCGAACGAAAATAGATTAACGCTCGCTAGAATGAAACCAAAAACAAATGGGAGGGCATAATGGCTTGGAAAGGCTACGCACCGTACAAAGAGAAAACAATTTCTTCACCTAATGCACAAAAAAACGATGATAAAGTGCAAAAAGTGAAATTTGTTAAAGATACAAATCCTGTAACAGGATCTCGTGCGGCTAGAAAACAAAAACCAGTAACTTGGAGTTAATATGTGGTTCAGTGCAATTAAGCTTGCTTTAAACGCTGGAAGTCACATTTATAAAAAGCGTCAAGAAACTAAGATGGCTATGGCGGATGCACAACACATGCACGCAGCTAAGATGGCCCGAGGTGAGGAAGCTTACCAGGGCAAACTTTTAGAGGCCCGTCAAAATGACTACAAGGACGAGGTCGTTTTAGCGATTCTCACACTGCCCATTTTGGTGCTCGCCTATGGGGTCTGGTCAGATGATCCGGCCGCTATGGACAAGATAAAAGTGTTCTTTGAGCATTTTCAGGCACTACCAAGTTGGTTTACAAATTTATGGATACTTGTATGTGCGTCAATATTTGGTATAAAGGGAACACAAATATTTAGAAACGGCGGTAAAAAATAATGACTAAAAAACAAAAATCTAAAGA